CACTAATAACATAAGCCGTATTAACTGCAATCTCGTTGCCGTTAGTGGTTACTGCTGCTGCCATTAGGTCTTGTGTTTGTGTAACGTTGGTTAACATAAACTCATAATTGTCAGACCCACCAGAACCAGTGGTTGCTGTGTCGCTGTTAATTATGATTTTAGTTATCCTTCCAGCACCAAACATGGTGTATAAAGGAATTGTTACAGTTGCATTAAAACCAGGTACGTCTACACGTGGTCCTTGTGTTCGAGCTGAAGCGTTAATCATTGCGTTGGTAATGATTTCTCTTCCAGGTTGTGTCCATGGTTCGCCGTATGCCATAATAAAAAAAAGCTGGAAAGCTTATGAAGCCATTCCAGTAGCTAAGTAGCTAATCACTAAGTATACCACGTCACCTGATGCAGAACCTGATGGGTCAAGGGTTAGAACACCATCGGATACGTTATAGGTCGGTGAAACACACGCTGCACCGTCGGATACGTTCCAACATGAAAGTACACCTGTTAAAGCACCGTCTTGAACATAACTGCTCAAATCGATTGTATCATCTGCTGACACATCACTTAAATGGATGTGTTTTACCAAAACCTCTCCGTTAAGAGGTCCATCATATACTCTTTCTATTGTTGCTGCCATTTCTAATTAATGCTGGTCAACTGAGCGTGTTTCGCTTCGTCGTAAATCGCTAATGCACCGTAGAAGCTCAGTAAGAACTCTTGTGCTGGACCTGTTCGAGCCAGTTCCATGTAGGTTACATCTTGTAATACTGCTAATGCAGAATAACGTGTGTCAAGTAATAACATTCTCCGTGAACCACTTGCTGCAGTTAAGTACTGAGAGTCAATCACTAATGCACCATCAAAGTAAAAAGCGTCTGGGATACCGAATCGTTCACGAGCAGATGCTTCGCCAGTGTAACGCTGGAAGTCCATTAATAAACCTTTTACGAATCCGTAGGTTGAAGGGTCAGTCACAATTAAGTCACATCGACCGTAGTTCTCACGGATTGCTGCCATTTCTGACCTGATGTCTGCTAAACCAACACTTGCACTTAATGCAGTTGAGTTGGTGGTGATAGATACTACTAAACCGTTGAATCCTAATGGACCAGTTGATACGTCACCATTAATAATCTCGTCTTCAAGAGCTTCCATCATAGCACGGGTTGTGTCACGAACTGCTTCTTGCATAGGGTTTACAATAGTTCCTGCTGCTAAAGCTGGACCTGTTACTTGACCTTTTGCAAATAAGTAACTCATTGATACAGTCTGGTTTGCGTATGTACTCTGTAAGTTGCTAATCGCTGGGTTTTCGCCTAAGAAGGACGCACTACCACGAGCAGTCAAAGTGTTAAATACGTAAGCTCGACCACGGACTGCTACACGAGGCAATAATCCTACAAGTGGGTTGTCTTTCATAACTAAATCAAAGATTTCACTGTCAATAAAAGACGGCATCATACTCTGTTCAGTGAATGTGCCACCAGTGGTTGTGCTGATAGTAGGTGCCTTGGTTATGTTAGATTCCCACTTCTTCATCATTCTGTCGCCGTAAGTTCCACCAATAGACTTTTTCACGTTTTGTAGAGGTGCGTGATAGGTCATTTCGTGGGTTACGCCCATTTTACTGAAACCTTGCTCGAATAAACTGTGAGCAAGAGAATCGCTTATGTTTCCATTACTAAATTTCATTTTATAATACTCCTTATTTGTGTAAAACTTCCAACATACGTTGTAAGCTTCGTTCTGATTTCTCAACCGTTACAGATTCAGTTGCACCTGCTTCGTGAGTAGCTTTCAAGATTGCTTTTTTGTTTAATTCTTCAGCTTCGTGAAGTTTAGCTTTCAATTCTACTATCTCCTTGTTCAGATTTGCAACTACTGACTTTTCAGCTTCTTCAGGAACTTCTTCCACTGCTTCTGCAACTTCTTCAACAGCTTCTTCCACTGCTTCAGGAGCTTCTTCAACAACTTCTTGTTCAACTGCTTCTGCTTTTTCTTCAACAGCTTGTTCAACTGCTTCTGCTTCTGGTTGAGACTGTTCCTTAACTTCTTCTGACATTTTTCGAACATCTCCTTTACCAATTTTTGCTTGACACACGGCGTATGCTGATTGTTCTTTCGTACTACCAGCTTGTGGCTTAAACTCGGCGTCTGCCATTAAAGCAGATACACAAGCGTCAAGTTTAGCTGATTTATGTACATCATTAACATCAATACCGTATGATTTTGCAACGTGACCGAAAGACGCCATCGGGTTACTCTGTATAGGTACAAAGGTCGCTTCAAGCAATTCTGCTTTGGTGTACTGACGCATCGCACGGTCGCCCACCATTACAGTTTCACTATCTGTTGCCCTTGCTCCAATACTGATTCCAACGTTTAACCCGTTAGCTAACGCTTCGTTGACTTGTTTCTCAACTTGTGCAGCTAAAGGGTTCGCCTCAGCACTAAAAAAGAACGGTTCTGCCATTAACGCTACACGACCATCTTTTTCTATTACTCGCAGGTTTTTCCATCCTCCAACAAGACTTTCCATCTTGTTTTCGTGGTTCACCAAAGCTGGTAGTGTTTTGTTAGTAGAAGCCCATTCTCGTAGTAATGAAGCTGACATCATCTCATTATCACGGTCAATAGATGTATCCGACAAAATTCCGAGAAACTTACCATCTGCCGATTTTGCAACTGGCATAAATAATTTCATAACATCTGTCGTCATACAAAATAAAAAAGGATTTGAGAATATAAAAACCTCACATCAATCTTCCGAGCTTATCCCTCTTACGGTGCTTGATGTGTAATCTTCCATGTTCGACAGCACTTATCAATTCTAAATTTTCAATTCTATTATCTAACCTGTCATGATTCTTGTGATGTATATGAAACCCAGCTGGAACTTTGCGACCATTATGCTGTTCCCATACCCAGTGGTGTTCTTTAATTGCACCTCTCCCTGGAATATATAACTCATAATAACCCCTTTTATGTAAATGCCGTTTAAAATCGCCTTTCGCTACTCTTTCCCTACCTCTTTTTCGCAACGCTTCGTTTGCAGCTAAGGCAACCGTGGTTCTATCTCTTGTCCCGTCAGCATACTGTTGCTTCATTGAGATTGATACATTCTTACTGAGTTGTTGTAGACGTACATCAGTTGATTTGTTCAATCCTTTATTCCAAGGTACCCTACCCCCTTGACCTTTCTTCGAACAAACCCTGCTACAATACTTCGCAGTATCTTTCCGATAATCATTTACTTTAAACTCAACTTCGCAAACCTGACATACTTTTGTTACAGCCATGCCATAAAATAATAAATTAAAGTATTTAAACCCTATTGGTCCATTACAAAGGTTACTATAGAGCGACAGTTGATATGTCCTGGAGGTACTTTATAGTATTGGTTGCTTACTTCACTGTAAAAGTCTTCACCTAACGCAACCGTTTGACCATTAAGCTCACGACAAATCTCTGAGGTTCTACTATCCCCAACAGCGTTCCACATCATACGACCTTTAAGACCACTTTCTTGGTACGTCATAAACCTGCCTTCGTTCCGTATACGGTTCGCTTCTGTTCGAGCAATACGTTCAACTCTGCCCTGAGTAACTACACCCTCAACTTCTTTGCCCGTGTATTGTATCATTACATCGTGGACTGCTGAACGTAACAAGGCATAACTTGTTCCCTCATTCATACTTTTGGTTATAGCCTCAGTGACTTCTTTACGCACATCGTTGCTCATACCTTTAATGCCACCCCAATACTCGCCCTCAATACTAAACCCGTCAAGCTCTCTTTGAGCAATGTTCCTGACGTCTTCTTCCATTGCAGGTGTAAAGCCTACATCAGCATTAAGCTCGTCCTCAGCTCCAGATATACCCTGTTTATAGTGGTACTTAATAGCGTCAATGATTGATTTACTGTATTTGTTAGTGGTTACAACCTCGGTGAGCCTAAGCATAAGGTCACGGAAACCTTTCTCCATGTCTTCACTGGTCAACTCTTCAACAATCAGTTTGTTAATCTCACGTTCCCAACCCCGAACCATAGCCTTTAAAGTGTCGCTATAACGTCGGTCAGCATCTTCCTCAGTCTGCTCTGCAGCAGTAATCTCTTTGTTCTTTTTTGATGGGTTATACGCCCAGTTCCGTAAAGAAATGTCACGTTTACTTGGACATTGTTTACCGTCAACTTTAATTTTGTCACCTTGTTCTGACCCTTTCATACGACTAATAAAACTAATGGTACGGTTCGCACTACGCACCTCAGGAGTACCCCACTCACTTTTGGGTGTACGTAATAGTTTCAAATTACGTTTAATTGGACCACGGCTTAAACTTGCACCTTTACTACATGGGTTGTTAGACCACCGTTCAAGCTCTGACGCACTCATGTTTACAAGAGCATGAAACCTTGTATAAACCTCGTCAATCTTATCCTGTTTCAGTTCTTTTGATACATATAAGTTATTGTTCATCAGGGATGATTTCTATGCCGTAAAGCAAGAATTTGTTAAAGAAGTTCGTCAATACGTCCTTTGGTGTTAAACCACTACGCTCTGCTTCTGCTTCAATGTCTTCTGCTAAATACACAGTGTACAGTTCATGGTCGCCCATGGTTTTGTGTATCATGTGCAAGTCGCCATCTTCCATGTAAAATAATACTTCACGCAATACTTGTTTTAAGTTCCCGTGTACATTACTCGCCTTTAAACACTTCTTAAATTGTTCTAAACTAACTCTATATTTCATTGTAGGTTCTCCTTCCATTTACTGATAAAATCATTCACTTTCGCCCGTCTGTCCATCTGGTCTTCCCATTTAACGATAGCGTCCGACTGGTCAATACGCTCAAACACTTTCTCAGTTTCCTCTGGCTGTTCTGGTTCAACTACTGGTTCAGGTTCTGCCACTGGCTCTTCAATAGGTTCTTCGGATACTTCTAACGCTTCCATACCAACACTTGCACGGTACTCGTCAGCAGTAAGAACGCCACGGTCAAGCAAGTCCATGTCTTGCTGGTGAGCAATCTGTTCTTCTGCAACATTCTTCGGTTCCCATTTAAACTGCAGTTTGTCGTTACCAGTCAGGACAGGAATAATTTCACGGTTTATTTTATCAGCAATAAGCTTCATGTAAGGTCGGACAGCGTTACGCAACGTGGTACGTTCCTGACCGTCACTGGTTGCACGGTTACTGGATTCATAAAAGCCAACCTCTTGAGGTGATAGACCGTACGCACCAAAGATAGCATGGTGATACCACTTCTGACCTTCTAACCATTCCATGTCACGGTTGTTCATACGTAACACTTTCAAATCGAAGTTTTTAGCGTTGGTCATTAACATCTTGTGTGCTTTACCACGAACGTTCTGGTCCCATTCAAGATTAATCCGTCGCATACCGTCTTCGTCAGTGTCAAAAACACCGATAGCGTCAGG